AGAATACCGCTGGGACAAATAGCGCAGACTGGCACCCAGTTCCCCATCCGGGCCTCTTTATTGCATTTAGATATAATTAGTATAGATAAAGGCCGAACAGTCTTGTGAACTGCCCGGCCTTTTCTCACATCAGCATTGTCGATATTGGAATTATGCGGATAATGTCACCATTTTTGGCTTTAACGCCAACAGAAAGTTGTTTGTAACGCAATCCATCATCCACTAAAACAGCTTCAATGATCACATAGTCCGCAGTTTCAACCAAATCCTTGGTATCTTCCACAATCATTTTTCATTCCTCCTTTGTTTTCCGTTATACTACAACGAGGCAATGATTGTCAATACCTTTCACTAATATTAAGTAAAAAAAGCATATATGAAAAAGCCCACCGGATAACCGGTGGGCTTTCTGTTTCACTTAATAAATTTATGATTGTCTGCGCATTCCCAGATACACAGCCAGCCAGATGGGCAGCGCGCCCACAGGTTGCCGGTGCTGAGCAGCTTGGTCTCCAGTACGGTGATGGTGGTGCCTGTCCGAAACATAGCGTCTGCTTTCGACTTACTGCTTGTAGCGTGTCGCCGGCCGTCGGCCGTCAGGTCTTTAACCTTTTTGCGGCCGGTGGCAGCACCTGCACCTTTGTAGATCCCACGCACTGCGGTGGTGGTGTATGTACCAGGCTTAACCGTCGGTGCCTTGGATGTTGCCTTTTTGTAATTGACATCGCTTTCTGCGTACACCGTCTTGCCGCCTTTGGCGTTCGTGAACAGCCAAATGCCGCTAATATCGGAAGCAAGGGCGGCAGGCTGTACATACACTTCCCTGGCGTTTTTGACCTTTGTGTACTTCCGGCGGTTGGCTGTCAAGGTAAACTTACCGTCATACCAGTAAGGATCCAGTACGATCAGGTTACCGGCCTTGTCCAGACCGCCTACATACACATAATGGCCGCCGTTGGAAAACAGCTGCTTTCCTCCACCGGATACGCACACAATGGCCTTGCCGCCTGAAAGCAGGTGCTTCTTCAGCTCTTCCACGGTCTTGGCACGCTTACTGAGAATGCCGTAGTATTTCTCCAGGTAGGCGGTAATGGTGTCCATATCCGTTCCCTCTGCGCTGCGTGCACCCATAACCAGGCACTTCTGTGTCCAGGCTGCCGTGTCCAAGCTGGTAAAGCCGAAGTTATGGAGTACCATAAGACTGGCACATACACCGCAGCCGCTGGTGTAAATGCAGCCGGAGGTTCCATACTTGTACGGATGGGGCTTACTGGGATAGCGAATGCTTTTACATTTCTCCGTTGTTTGGCGGCAATAATAGAGCTTGCTCACTTGACCGCCTCGCTTTCTGCCGTCTCCGTGCGCTCCAGCGCCAGGGTTTCGTCCGCTTTCAAAGCAGCTTTTGTAAAGCTGTTGTTCTTCCACCAGGCAGCCAAGGAAGCTGCTACGGCCACCACCGTTGACACGGCGGTGTAGACTTCATCATCAGAAAAGGGCAAGGGGTTCTTGCCAAAGGCGTTCAAGAGTACATTCAGCAGAGATACCGCCAATACGACGGTTCTTGCGATTGTTCCGGTTGTCACTTTCATTTTTTGTTGTCCTCCAAATCTTTAATTCTATGATCCGCAACAGCTTGCTTATTCTCAAGCACATGTATGCGATCCTCAACATTGTACATACGCTCAATCAGCGTATTATGTTTGTCCTGCTTTTTTTCCAGCTGATCTATTCGGTACAAGGTCTTGCTTTGACTCTTATAATTGCCAAATAAATATCCTGCCAGGGAAAACACACCGGACACAATAGCTACGATTATAGCGTCACTCATGGCTATCACCCCCTTGCAGGGCGTTGATCTCGGCTCGGTACGCAGCCCGCTGCCGGCGGATCGGTGCGTACTCTTCCTCAGATAAAGCACCGTCTGTAAATTTCAAACACAGGTAGTCGGTCTCCGCCAACTCAGACTTCAAAAACGCAATACGGCTCTCTGTTTCTACATTCATTTTGCCACCCCCAATACTTCAACTTGCGTGCCTGCACCAATTGTTCGTCCATTGGTTGGGAAACCTAACGACTTAATCGCACCGTGAGCCTCCACATCCTTGAATATGTTGAAGTTAACCTTGTTGCTAAGCCATATACAGCCTTTTTCCATGACATCAGCTGGGTTGAAGCCACTTGACTTATCTGATTTGTTTTGCATTACACGCACCATGTCAGCAGTCAATTCAACCTCTGCAACAACGAAGCTTCCCTTATCTTTTGCAACATCGAAACGAAACGCATTGGGTATGTAAGTCTCAGATGTGTACGAATTCAAATATACAGTTTGGTCTCCGGCACTACTATTGGTAGTAGTTCCAACGCTAGCCATGCGCAACTTAATTTTTCTGCACGGCTTAGACAAAATCCAGGTTTGCTTGTCCGTTGTATCAGCGTCAAATGTCTTGGAAAACACAGGCTCCCAGGTCTCAACGCCAGATGCGCCGGGTTCACCGGGATCCCCCTTATCTCCCTTGTCGCCTTTGGCACCATCATTACCGTTCACGCCGTCTTTGCCTGCAGCACCTGTATCGCCCTTGGGGCCTACGACCTCACCCAGAAGTACAGTGGTACCGTCTGTGTAAGTGATCTGTAGCTCTCCGGCTTCTGTGATTTGTGCATCGGTGATACCAATGCCATCCGCACCGGCAGGTCCTTGTGCACCGGTGTCGCCCTTTACGCCCTTTGCGCCACGCGGTCCCTTAACATTACCCAAGTTATCCTCTTCGCCGTCAGAATACTCCAGTTGCAGTTCTCCATTGTCATTCACCCACGCGGTATTGATACCACGACCGTCCGTACCATTTTTACCGGGAGCACCATCCGCGCCTGGCGCTCCGTCTTTGCCGTCCGTACCAGGAATGCCCTGCGGCCCGGCTGCGCCATCCTGCACAGTGAAAGTCCTGGTGCTGTTATCACCGAATGTGACCGTATAGGTGTGTACACCGTTAGCCGCACTCTCTGTGATGCCTGCGATCTGGCTCTTCATTGTATCTGCCAGGGCCTTGGTCAGAGCGGACAGTTCATCACTCTGTGATAAGGCTCTATCACTGTAAATAGGTGCGCTGGACACCACTTGCAACTGCGGAGAATACAGTACCGCACCATCTGCATCCTGTACACGGATATTGGCAATATGTGTGTTGGCACACTCAGTGGCCGTCAGTTCGTGAATGATACGCCCGCCTTCCAGCCGACACTCACCTAACACTGGAGTATTATTGATCATCGAGTAATAAGCAGCTGTTACCTCGCCGGATTGCATATCAAGCGGAACGCCGCCCACATTCAGCGAAATGCACAGCTCTCTTGACGCCTGATCTCCGCCGGTCACATATACCGTTTCCTGCAAACCGGGTCTGCACACATCAAGAGATATATACATCTGTACTTTGTTCATGTTCTCACCTCTCATTGAGTATAGCAAAAGGGGGGCGACTTTCGTCACCCCCCCCGATTGCGGGTTATTTGCTTTTCAGCCAGGCGTTAGTACGCTTATAGATCTCGTCTGCCGTGTACAGTCCGGTGTTGTACATCTTCTGTCGAATATTTCGGCGGGTAGTTTCATCACCCTTAATGTACTTATCCTTGTACGCAGCGGTAATGCGGCTCTTGATATAAGCACCGTCTTTGCCCGCTTTTCCGGCTTTTTCCAGCTGTGAGATAATGCTTTTCACTTTGCCGGAACTGGTATCCATAGCCTTGACCACATCGGAGCTGCTGTACGGTATGCCGGTCTTGTTGGTATGGCCCTTAGCCATCGTTGCCACTTCATCCATCGTGAAGTAGTCATCCGAAGCAATGGCCCGCACATTCGCCTCGTATGTATCAAACGCGCCAACCTTATAGGCTTCCGCAGCACGCAGCAGCCGTTCATCCGACTTGGCGAACTCTCGGCGTATGGCCTTGTCCACCATATCCTCAGCCTTGTCCTTGGTATAGCCGTTCTTGACAGCCGTGTCTATCAGGTCTTGGCGCATACGCTTGGTGCCAGAGTTGTCCTTCTTACTGATTGCCAGCGCCACATCGCTGTAATCATAGCGTGACTTCAAATTGCCCTTAGGCTCATTGCTGGCGTCTACATGATCGCTCACATACTTCTCCAGCGCCTTGGCATCAAAGCCGGTGGCTACCACTTGGTCGAACTTCTCCTTGTACTCTGCCTTATACTCTTCTGTGCCATCGTCATTCTCCTTGGCCGTGACCAATGCCTTGGCGGCGGACTCAATACCATCTACTGCCTTAACAGCGATTTCGTCAGTAAAGCCCAGCTTGATAATATCTTGCAGCCGAGCATCAAAGCCGTCATAGTCACCCTCCAAATGAGCCTGCGCAGCCTTGCCGGCATTTTGGTCATTGGCCTTGACCGCAGCCACCAGCATACGGTTAAAGGTCTCATCGTCTCCGGCCTCTCTCTGCATACGATCAACGGTCTCCTGATCGCCGGTAGATACAGCCTTATAGAGCTTTGCGGACTTATCTGTATCTGGGAACATCTCAATGCCGAACTTCTCCAGCAGATCATCAATGAGCAGCTGGCCCTTCATCTCGTCATTAAACACTTCCTTGGTGCCGGTTGCGCCGGTGTGCATATCCAAGGTGGCCTTGTGGATCACATTGAATACAGATTGCACATCCCGGGCCACATTCTTGTACGGCAGACCGACAAAGGCGGACAAGGCGCCGGCCAAGCGGTTGATTTTCTGGCCAGTGCTGATGGTGTCACTGTCCATAGCTTGAACGGCATCACGCAGATCCATGAGCAGGTTCATATCTGCCCGGCTCACATCGTAGCCCATAAATATAGAGATTGCATCTTTCAGCATCGGAATTTGCCCTGCCGGGTTCAAGTTGCTCCACATATTCGGCAGCAGCTGACCGAGGTACACTTCCAGGTAAGTCTTGTCGTCATCATCGTCTCGTGCTGCGGTAACGATAGACTGAAGAATAGCGTTGAGCGCCGCAGCTGCCACAAGCGATCCAACAACCCTTGCGCCATAGGACTTGGGGGCATTTCCGTTCTTCACCTGGTACACAGCGTCCACCAGCATGTTCAGAGAAGTGGTAGGCTCAGCCATGAAGGCCGTTGCCATCTTCATAGCGTTATCAGACGAACGCATCATACCCGATCTGGAGAATACAGAGTCATACACTTGGGTGCGGTCTACTACTTCAGAGAACCGTTCCCCGGCCTTCTGGTATGCAGCCTCACCGGTCAGGTGAAAATCTGTTTTGGCCTCGTGTACGCAGGCATTCCAGATATGTGCCCAGGTCAGTTCGTCCGCTTTCTCCGGCAGCGCAGACAGCACGCTGTCCCGGTAGTCGCTATCCGTGACCAGCGCTCGCAGCTTTTTGCCAAAGCCGCGCGGCTTGTCTTCGTTGATCCAGTCCGTGGCCGTCTTGCCCATTCCGGTATCAAAATAGCCCATCTCCTTGACAATAGCCACCGGGGCGTACTTTTTCAGCTGCGCATAATCCCGCTTGCTAACAGTCGTGGCCACAAAATGCTTAGCCGGAATCACTGCCATCGCTCTGGCGATCGCAGATGGCTGCTGGATAGCCACAGAAGCAGACGCAAACACGGCACCCTTCTTGAACAGACTGATACCCTTGTTCACATACCGTGAGCCATTGTCCGGTCGCACACCGCCGTTCAGGTCTCGGATGAATTGCTCAATATACCGTTTAGACTCCGTGTCCATATAGCCACGCACCGCCTGCGATACCGTACCGTTTTCGCCAACCTGGGTGTGGTAGTTGTACACCCGCTGGAAGTCCTCCAGCGGCAGCGTGAACGCATGATACAACGCCATATCATTTACATGATTGGCCCACACATCATCGAAAGACGAAATGACCAGGGCATTGTTGGCGTGTGCATTCAGCTGATTGGTAAAGCCGCTGTTCTTGATCTTGGCGTCACCGTTGGCCTTATCCTGAATATACTGCACATAATCACCGGCGGAACGCATGGGGATATAGTCGCTGTCCGTAAACAGGTCCATATCGTACATCACCCGAGATACCTCGTTGCCCTTAGCGCCCATTGTATCCGCCAAATAGCGCTGCATATCCTGGGCGTAGGCTTTCTGCTCCTTGGTGAGCATATCCGTGGCCTTTGCAATGTCTTCTACGGTCAGCGGGTGTGCCGTGTTGTCCGTCAGCTCCACAATGCGCTTGCCCCGCTTGGAGCGGGTAGATACCTTGTCAAACACCATACCGCCCTGGGTCAAGTGCTGCATTGCCGGTTCGCGCCGACTGAGCGCATACAGATAGAGCAGCTGTTGCAAATTGAATTTCAGCTTTTCGCCGTACTGGGTCTCCAAGGTAAAGGTCCTTCTTTGGTTCCAGTTGTAGGCATGGTACTTCTCTTTCAATCGCTGAGAATACTGCCGTGCATCGTAGCAATCCCGGGCCCAGGTGTCCTGACCACCGCGCAAGTTGTGGTATAGCTTCTCCAGCGTAGGCGAGCCTTGCATTCTGAAGAAATACTCCGGCTTCAAGGCGTTGTAGCCAAAGCCCTTCATAAACTCGATACGCTCATTGGTCTTCTTACCATTGGGATCCTTTTTGCTGCCCTTCAGTTCATGAATGATCTGCTGGCCCTGGCTCTCCACCGTAGCAGTTTTCTCTGCCTTGAATAGGCGGTTGCTGTTGGTAACAGCCTTCTTGACCGACCGGATCAGCTGATAGGTTTGTTCCAACTCGTCAGCGGTCATGTCGTTAATGGACTTGTCGCCAATGCTTTCCTTTAATTGGAGGATTTGCCCCTTAAACAGATTGTTGTAGTCCTCCACCAGAGTGGCATACTCGGTCTTTTGGCTATCATTGCCTTCTATTTTGTCAAAGCCGTCCCGCACCTTATTCAGGTAGCCGTCCAGCCTCTCCCCGGCCTTGCCGTCCAGAACCACAGCCCGACCCAGCTCTTTCACGCTGTCCAGAAGTCCATTGGGCACCCGGCGCTCTTTGCCACCGTTTGCCGCCAGGCTCATCAAGTCCAGTATCTGCTTCTTGATTTTGTTCTTCTGCACCGTCTTGCGCCGCTTTTCCACATCGCGGTGCCGCCGTTCTGCGTATAGCTGCCGCTGGGCTTTCAGCTGATCGGCGTACTGGGCGCGCATATCTGCTTTGTCCTGCCGACTCTTGGATTGTACCGCCTTCAGCTTCTCTTCATACCGCTGGCGGTAATCATCCTTAACGGACTGGAGCCGCTTGCGGTATTTGTTCTGCATCGCAGTAAAGCGATCGTTCTGTCGCTGGGCGTAGGTCTTGTACTCCGGAGTGTCCATGTACGCATCAAAAATATCATAGGCCACGGTAGTGGCAGCATCGTCCATGTCCATACCGTCATAGGAATAATAAGAGTCTTTCAACTCCTCCACGATCTCCAGCAGTCGCTCCGGCATATTCTGGCTGTTCTCCTCAGCATCAAAAGTGCCCGGGTACAGTTCGGCCAGCTCCTGCCAAGCGCTATCCAAAGACTGTCCATTCTTAGCCAGATTGACCGCGCCAAACAGTCGTTTGCGGTAGTTGCCGTATCGATCATGGTGGTAAGCCGTCTCTGCCTTTTGCTCATCGGACAGCGTGATTGCCATACCCCGCAGCGTGTCCAAAACTTCTTGTGCATACTCGTCACGCACCGTGTGTTCCTGGGTGCTATCCAGCAGCTCATGGGCAATTTCTTTTGCCTGGTCCATGACAGACGAAAAGGTCACATCATCGTTGTTGCCAATGTAGTCAAACAGCCCTTTCAGCTGCACCATCAGGCGGGGTGTATCCATTTTGCTGCCGGTAGACTTCTTCAGCTGTCGGGCCACACGCTGCACCTGGGTTTGAGAAGTATGATGCCCGGTCTCCAATTCCTGACTGTCAAACACCTGGCGCAGGGTAATGTTCATCTCGTCCAGCCGCTTGTCATCCCGCAGCAGAGAGGTGCGCCCGGTGTCGTCAATGCTCTTGGACTTACGGCTCTCCGTCAGTTCTCCTGCAACTCGTGTATCTTGTCCAGCAGTTCGCTCTCTGACGGATTTGTTGAGAGTATTTCTTCCATTTTTAGCACTGCCTCGTCCGATGACATAAAATCGATGAGTTCCAGAGTTGTATCTTCTGAGTATGTACGAAGTATTCTTAATACTGTTTGAAAGTACTTTGCGAATGTATTCCCTGTTATCATACTTTTCCTCCTCTATGGCATTGATAAATCGCGCAATTTCGTGACACTGTGAAGCAACATCGTCCTCCACATTTGGGTCAATTCTACCAATGGCGTACACATCACGGACAACCGGTCCATCTTCCATATCATCATAGACCACATACTTGTACTGGTACTTGGAGTTGTTCTCACACTCCACCAGTATAGAGTTGTCACTAATGCGCAGTCCGGCGTCTTCACCTGTTTGCATTGCTCTGTTATACTTTTTCTTTTCAGCACCGGTCAGAGCATTATCAAACCCAACCCGCTTTGAGTATCGAATATCCGGACTGTCGGTAGGATTACCATTGGTAACCTCTTTGATCTGATTGGAATAGAACGGAATCGCAACGGTGTGCTGATCGCCGCCGTTTTTGCCGCCCTGATCTACAATGCCGTCATAGCCGCTGTCCTTCAAGAAGTCTGTGACTACATCCGGGACCGTGGTCCAAGCATGGGTTGTGCCGTTATCCAAATCGTCCTGCAACCGCTCCAGCCAATCCTCAATAGGAATGCCGTTCTTATCCCACATATCCGCCTGGGCATTGTCTGTGTCGTACCGGCTCATGTCTGCATCGTCCACATACGACTGCAAATCATCAATAAAGGACTGATCCAGTTTGCCGGTGTTGTACGGATTGGTAATATTCAGATAAGCCTGATACACCTTTTCTTCCCGGTAGTCCGGGTCGTTGTACTGGGCCTGATCAATACCCACCGCTTTTAGCACATCCAAGAAACGGCTTTCTTCGTTCCAAAGATTTCCATCACCAAGCCACATATCTACCAGTACGGACAGCGCATTGCCCTTGGCACGGTGCAATTCGTAGTCGCTAAAGCTACCAATGCCTATTTGGTTGCCGGGCTTCAATACAATGTTATCGTTGTCGTCCAGCGTGACCTGCTTGATCTTCTCGGTCATTGCTTTCTTTTCGGCTGCGGTCAAGGTGTTCCAGTATTCTGTAACCGGCTTTCCGTTTACCTGGAACTGGGTCTCGTAGCTGTCATAATCGCTATCATAGGCGAGAGAAGTATCTGCTTTGTCCCTGCTGTAATTTGTGGCAATATCCGGATCATCCGTAAAATACGCCATCGGCCCGGAGGTTGCCCGCTTGGGATCAAACACATAACCTACCCGGTCCGCTCTGGCAGTACCGTGGTAGAACGGTTTGATCTTACCGTCCTCGTCCCGCAGCTCCGGCGCCACATGCTTATACCGCCGCTGCTGCGCCTCCGTCAGTTCGTTGCCCTGACTGTCCACTTCCAAGGAATGCCTGGTGTTGTTTTTGCCATTCTGTGCATTTTTTTGCCCATTCTGCATAGAATGAGTATTGACATCAGGTCCATTTTGTGTTACCTTGTTGTCAGACGCAATCCCTTGCTTAAAAGGCTTCCTGCTATTTGCATAGCCTTGAGGGGTTGCGTTTTTTATTTTCACATCTGCCTTCCGCATATCCACGATATCATAGAACACCATCGCGTTCTGTGTGGTTATGCCAATAATCACATCAGCGGTATATCCGTTTTCACCAACCTTAAGGAGCACATCAGAATGTGCAAACTGCTTGAAGCTATCATTTCGGCTGTGCTTCAAGTCTTCAATCTTTTTGTTTTTGCCGGATTTCAGGATCTCATCCAAATTCTGTGCGGATAGCAGTTTATCTTTGTAGGCTGTCTTTTCCTTTGCTTTAAGGTACTGAGAGTATTTTGAATTCAAAAACTCATTTTTGCTAATGGCATTTACTTTGACTACGCCGCCCCACAAATCTACACCTGATTTATATTCAGACAAAATATTTTTGATTTTTGTCGCCCACCGCGACTTGGGCACGCCAGCCAGTACATCATTATCAATAACGACACACGGTTCGCCGTCTTCTGTAATTTCAATAGAATGGCGAATTTCGGACTGACTATTTTCTGCTTCACCGCCATGCTTACCTTCTAACATTCTTTGGCGGTTGTCAATGGCATTGTCCAGTGCGTTAAAGAAGTCGTCCAGCACCGGAACCTGCTGCGCCGCCTTTTGACCGGCTCGTGCAGTGGTATTCAGTGTGCCCTGTCCCTCAATTACGCTGCGCACAGCGTCCAGTAGCTTTGTAAAGAAGTCCTTGATCTTTTCCACAACGGACTTCTTTTCTTTTTGGGTCAGGTCGGTATCTTCCGCCAGCCACTTGGCGAACTTCTCGCCGCCCTCCTGCGTGCTGGCTTCACCACTGATGAAGTCAAAGATCATCTCGCTGACGGCATCTTCAATAGAATACTGCTTGCCGTTCTCGCTGTACCCATCTACATATTTCTGCAGCAGGTCAATCTTGTCATCGTGCGCATAATCGCCGGTTGCCAGCATATACTCCACAATCGGCCGGCAGGCGTCCATCATTTCCGCCGTGTTGTAGGCATGAGTGTACTCACCCAGCTCGTGCATAAGCGTGGCGTAGATATGCCCACTGTCCGGGTTCAGCACCACCTTGCCATTGGCAGGATCAATATAGCCGTTATCGTTGCTTTCCAGGCTGCCGTCCAGCACAATATCCAGCTTGGTCTTGGCCGCCACACGATCCAGGACTTCCTTTTCCTGCGGGGTAACCGTAGCTTCTCCGGTCAGTGTTACAACGCCGCCCTGGTTCTTATTTGCTTGGGTAACGGCGGTCTTGGTGGTGCCGATCTCCTTAGACTGCTCCTGACCGCTCAGGAACAACTCATTGGCAGCGCCACGGTCCATAATTCCCATTTCAATCGGTGCAGACAGTGTATTGGCTGCCTGGTCAAATGTAATCTTGCCTGACGCACCGGCGTTGTAAAAGCTCTCCGCCGCGTGCAGATAGGAATAAGGGTTGACCTTGCTGTCGTAATTATTGACCAGCGCATAAGCGCCCAGGGAGCCAAACTTGGCAGCGCTCTTGTAGACCGCCTTGGTGTTGGGGTTGTTGAACTGCACATAATCCGTAGTGGTCTTCGTACCGTCTTGCAGCTCGACCACGGTATGGCCGTCCTGCACCTTAAGAACGCCTTTCACTTGGCTCTCCGGCACAGGCTCTGCCCGCTGCAAATCCACCGGCGTGGCAGCTTCAGTGACCAGTGCATTATAACTCGTGTCCGCAGAGCCGTGCTCAGTCTCTCTCTGTTCGGCAGGTTCTTGTTCTAAGCGTTCCTGCTCCAACTGGGCAATTTTAGCCTCAGTGATACCACCATAGGTATCCTTGAACTCATTATACCCTTTTGCCTTTGGGTTTACAAGCAGTTCATTCATATATGCAGCAGAAGAACCGCCACGCAGCATTTCATAGGCCATACTGCGGGTAGTAGATTGTGCCCAGTCAGTGCTATTGTCCTGCAGCTCGGCGTACAGGGCCTTTGTGGTCTTGTCCCCTTTAATCTTCCCTTCGCCGTCAAAATAGCTGCTCACAAAGCGACTGGCGGCCTTGCCCACATTCTTAACGCCGCTGTCTTGCAGCCGTTGGCGCACAGCGTCCTCCAGCACGGTCTTTTGAGCCTGCGTAGCCGCAGCATCATCGCTGGTCTGCATTTCCATAGCCAGCTTGCCCAGCTGCCGCTTGGATATAGTTTTGCCGTTTTTCTCTGCATCAGCCAACTCGGCGGCAATACGATACAGTTTGGAATTCTCATCCGCTGTCAACCCGGCGTCAATCAACTTTTTTGCATTTCCGTTACTGCGCACATTCTTGCCATAGCTATCCTGCTGCAAATGCCGTTCTCCAGACATGATTGCTTCGTTTGCGCCGCTCATCGCCATACCGGACAGGCCACCGGCTAAGAAAGCCGATAAATCTTCTTGCCCCGCCATAGACACGACTTTGGCAAGCGCCTGGGAATTGCTCAATCCCTGAGCACGGCATTTATCGAAGGCATCCATCATTTTGCTTTGGTTGCCGTTTGCCAGCGTATCGACAATGCGATCAAGGATATTACTGGCTACTTCTTCCGAACCCTCTGCCGCAAAACTCTTTGCAAGGCGTGCAAACACATTGCCACCGGCACCGAGGATCCCATCTAAGCCGAGCTTTTCAGCGATATATTCAACTGCGCCATATAATGCACCTACGCCCAGTGCACGATCGTCAGAAAAGCCCTTTTCTTTCATATCTGTAACTGTCTGCGTTGCCATTTGTGATGACATGATCAGTGAGGTGGCTTTTTTAGTAATGTTCTTTACCTTTTTAAGTGTCGCACCACTCGTTTCACCCCCTGCTAAGCCCACGCCGAGACTCTTACCGACCAGCATAGCAGCGACAGAATCAGCCATAGACATTCCTGCATTGTAGATCCAAGAGCCGGTGTTTCCCAAAATGGTATTTTTATCTTTCCAATAGTCCTGATTCGCAATTTCTTCTGCGGTCGTTTCGCGAGTAGCGTTAGCCATCTTCCCGGACAGATTAAAAATATCGTATGTATCATCTACGGAATGGCCGGTTGCTTTAGCTGCTGCTCTGGTGATAAAGCCCGGTGCACTCATTAGATTTTCACCAACAGAAGCGATATTTGCTACGGTGGCACCAACAGCACCGTCTTTAACCATTTCCTTTTGCGACTCCACAGCAGCTTCGGTTGCTCTTTGCTGCAAATCCTTGTTAATTGCTGATATATATTCATTTGCAGCGTCTGCGCCCTGTGTATTATACAGATAATTGTATGTGCCCCGCTGCACATCAGTCATTTGGCGATATTTCTCATCGTCCATCGTTTTGGTCATGCGGTTATTCCACATCGCCACATTGTCCGTGCCTATATTGCTGGCAACACTGGCAATGGACTCAGACAATCCGTTCACCTTGCGATATACATCGTCCTGATTGGACTTGTCGATCTGCTTTGACTTGTCAGCAAAATCTTTTTGATTAGGAATATCCGAATATTTGTCGACGATTTTTTGTCGCCGCTCGTACTCCTCCATCTCCTGTATCTTCTTATCATATTCATCCAGCGCAGCCATGTGCCGGTTGGCTTCTTCCTGCATTTTTGCGGCGCGCTCGCTATCCGTCCGCTCCAATGCGATACCAATCAGCTTGTCTACGGTGTTGCGTGTTTGACCACCATACTGCCGTGCATAGGACCTGCGCTTATCCTGCAAGCGTTCAAGATCGCTCCGATCATCGGCCGCACGGATAATTTGGCGCCGCTGTGCAAGGCTCTCCTCCGGCGTCTGCTGATGATATTCAGGCACTTCATTACGCCTATAGCTATTGCGGGCCAATACATCAGCGATCTCCTCTTCCGGGTCGTCATACTCATATCTTTTCTTTTTAGGATCGTAAAATCTGGAATTTTTTCTTGTGTCCTCAGCAACGCGCTCAGCTGCGCCGGAATGCTGTACCACTTTGGCAAAATTTTTGCTTTTTCTAATATCCATAGTTTTTCCTCGCCATTCAAAACAGTTTTGTGCCCAAACTAAAGTTCGGCTTCCCGGGATTGGGCGGTATGCTCACATTGCGTTTCTTCACATGCAGATTACCGTTTTTATCCTCTTTAATCTCAACCGCCTTGCTATCAATAAGGTAGTCGAATTTCGCCTCGCTGATTGGGCCATACCCCAAAGCGAGTATCTCACTTTTTGGTACGCCATGATATTCCGGCTTCACCTTATTTTTTCTCTTACCGCCAGTGTCAAAACCAGTACCGGAGCCACCGCGTCCACTAGATCTGGAAGAGCGAGAAGAGCGTGAAGCCTTTGCGGCCTTGGCAGCCTTTGCGGCCTTGGCAGCTTTTGCAGCCTTGGCAGCTTCCTCCTGCTGCCTTTTCCACTGCAGTACATCCAGCTGGTAATCCTGATCAGCCTTCCACTTGGAGAGCGCTCTGTCCGCCTTACTCTCACCCAAGTTGCCCTCGTATTTCGCCATATCGCTAAGGAAGGACAGGTTATCACTGTATGCCTGGCTATCTACTGCACCGGTCTTTTCCACCGCTGCGTCCCACAGAGAGCGTGCATTCTGTAAAGCTTCCACCTTGTCCTGGTACTTTTGATAGTCGAACGCGCCGGCCTCGTTGGCTCGCTGCCCACCGGCGGCTTTATTCTCCATTTCCCCGGAGCGGATTTGGTTTGCCGTAGACAGTTTGGACAGCAAGTCCTCATTCTGACCGGCCAATCCGTTCATATAGCTCTGCTGGGCAGCAGGCACGGTGTAGTCCGTGTCATAGCCACCGGCCATATTCTCTTCTGCGTTAGTCTGCGTGTCCGCTGCTGCCAGCTTAGAAAGCGCCGCATAGTCTCTGGCATAATCGCCGAACACATCAGCGTTGCCGAAATTGGAAGACTGGGCACGGCGATTGAGAATATCATCCACCGCACCCTCTACCATCTTAGCGAATGTACCGTTACGGTAAGGGCCAATTGCGCTGAGTTTTTTGTCATAGTCGTTCCTGTTTTTCTGTGCATTCTTGGTTGCCGCAGACTGTTTCACATTGCCAAGCGCTTTTTTTGTTTTAGAACTGTAACTCATCCAATCCCTCCTTACTTCTTGTTAAGAATTTTTCGCTGCAGTTTGTTATTCCGATCGGCAATAGCCCTTTCCTGTTTGCGTGCCTGCTGGCTCTCGTTCAGGTTGCCGTAATACTGCTGTTGACCGGAGGCAAAGCTCCGATCATCGTTCCATTTCGTGTAACCGTTGGAATAGGAAGTATTGAACCGATTCGTGTTGTAATCCATCTTGTTATAGGCGTTGCCCACAGCGTCCTGATACCGTCCATACTGCTGCTGGTTCACACCATCAAGAAGGTCATAGGCGTTCTGCTTGCCTTGCTGCTGTTGGTCATACTTTTGATATGCCAAGGATAAAAGCTGCGACTGTATATTAGACAGATTGTTTAACTGCGCCTGGTTGGCAGCATTACCCGCCGTAGTCGCCGCAGAGGATGCATAGCCACCTGTTGCTGACGCCATCTGGCCCATAGTGTCCAGCATATCATTACGGCCCTGCGCCTGGTACTGTGCCTTATAGGCCTGGTATGCAGCGTCATTGTCTGCGTCATAGGAAAACTTTGATTTCAAGATGCCACCCAGCATGTTTTGCAGCCGGGCAGTATAGTCCGTCAAGCCGTTTGCCTTGGCATACCCGCCATAGCCGCCACCTAACAGGGAATTGTAGCCTTTGACACTGGCGTCCATGTCCTTCTTTTCCTTGGACTTCATCAGTGCTTTATAGTCCTTGGAATTGGTCCATCCGCCGCTATACTTCTTGACTGTTTTTGTCCAGCTGCTCAGGTTCTTTTGCGCAGCCGTCTGTTTTGGCTTGCTTTTCTTCGGTTTGCTCTTTGCCATTTATCTGATCCCCCATATATGCGATATTGTTCGTGCTGTGATCTTCACGCTGCCGCTTTTCACATTGGCAGAATAGCAACTGTCAATCGTCACCGTATTTCCTGCATAGTCGCCGTCCACGGACCACACAGTAAAACTGTCTGTTGCGCCAATGTGCGTATGCGACCCGCGAACGGCAGTGCAGCTACGGTCTCCGTCCAGAATAGGGCACAGGGCGTGCATCCAGCTATTGCTAAAGCGGATAAGCAGAAAGCGGTAGTTGTCCACACTGTCATTCAGAGTGATCGTATCGCCAGCCTTTGCGGTACTCCCGCTGAACAGTAGAGCGGATGACCGACCGTCCCGGATCATCTCGTCCACCTGCTCCGTTTTCAGGCCTTTTGTACTCTGCTGATCACCATCTCCGCCATTGGTTAATGACGCCAAAAAAGTCCGCGTCAGATTCTGTTCGTCCATGTTGTTCAGCGCATAATTCAACTTATCTGCCATCTGGTTCAGGTACAGATACAGACGCTGTATCCGCTGACTATCCGTTACGCCGTCAGACGGCTTACCAATGTTAAAAGTCATAAGTCACTCCCTAAAGTCATTGTGTTTGCAATACTGATCACCCGAACATCTCCGCAGCCTTCCAGCCGCAGCGCATAGTGATCACAGGCTTGCGGAACGATATTCAATACTTCCGTCTTCGGTGTACCATTACCGGTCAACACACCCATTTGGATCCACTGCCCGCTGCTGTCGTACTGGATAAACGCTTTGAGCACAGCGCCCAGCGCAATCTTAGCCCGCAGGTTAATACGGCTGACGATCTTCTTATCCGGGTACGAAAAGTCTATGGCACCGGTCTCCGCGTACCATTCCACCTTGTCTTCCGTTTTGTACAGTTTCAGTCCGGACAAAGCTGTCTCGTTGTGTCTGCCAAGTTCATGGAAAATACAGTTCGGGTCCATTGCATAGACCGACCCGGTGTAATCCGTGATAAAGTGCAGATACCGCATTCCGTTCAGACGCACCCACAGGCTGGTATTCAGGTCATAGACAAAGGTCTCATAGCCGCCGTCCGTCTCGTTCTTCATGGAGATATAATACTTGCCAAGGGAACTTCCGGCGTTGGCTTCTGTGTATCGTGTGTTACCCAGGGCAGCGGAAATGTTGGTCACCGTGCTGCCATCAAATACACACACGCCGTCCAGCGACTTATAGAATACTGCTCCATTCAGCACCGCCAATGAGCCGGAGCAGTCATTTTCAACGCCGCGATCTTCAATGGCAATGCGTTGGTATGCCGCCGGATAGCCGCCGTAAATGCCATAAATCTTATTTTGTTTGAAGAAGTACGGCATATCGTTTAAGGACACTGCGCCGGTAAACGGCTCATCATCGCCCAGGGACAATGCGTAGGAATCCGATGCCGTATTCTCAAAGCAATACCAGTTGGTCGGATCACCCAGCTTGCTGGCGTAGATTTGGTTAATATGCTTACCTGCGGAATCTTTTCCGTACTTGCAGCCCCACACGCGGTTTTGTGCTACAGTGACAAAGTCAAATTCCGGAAGCACTTTTTCTATTCTGTTTGGACAGTGATATGTGGAATCAATAGCACGCAGAAGGCCCTTAACAATCAGCCGGCTGCCGTCATCGGAAACAGAATGCACATTCGCCCATTCGGTAACGAACACACTTTTGCCTGCAGACACCGAGAACTTGACCGTATCACCTGCCTTAACGGAAGCAAGTATATCGTCTTTGATATCTGTCGTGTCCACAAGCACATAGGTCACCGGAACCGCGATCCAATCGTCTGCTGTGGAAGAATAAGCCTTGAACACAGGTGCATCATCGTTAGTGGTATCTACCCAATATGCGTAGAACCAAGTATTTGAAAACAGCACATTATCGACTGCCACCCAAGCGCCATCTTCATTTTTGTATAGCGTACCCTGACTAAATTTTTTAAGTCCGCTACCTGTTGTACCGGTGGTATCCAGCCAATAGTCATTGCCTTTTGTGCCAGGGTCTTTATCCTGCCGCTTCCATGCGCTGGCAGCCGCAAGCGTTTTGAACTCGCCATTGCCTCGCACAGACATTAGGTCACCGCTTGACCGCACAACATAAGTACCTACAGCAGCACCGGCAGGTTTTGCAGCACTATATATCAACCGCGTGTACGGAGCACCGTCCGCACTGCACATATCGCAGCTGAAATAAGTGTCAGTCGTCTTGTCGAAGGACAGCGGCAGCACACCCTTGTCCGGTTCTTCCGTGTCAAAATACAATCCGTATGGGAAGATCAGGATTTTCGTACCAAAGTTCAGCATTTGTAATTTGCCATACACGGTCGCAAGATTCTGCGTACGTAGATCAAGGACATATCGCTTTCCGGCGTAATACAAAACATCCCCCAGTACCGATGTTATGCGTCCATTTTTTATCATGCACCCAGAATTGTTTCGCTGAACAGCATTTTTGATGGTCATGACATCTGTTATATCTGATTGAAGAATACGATTTATATCATCCTGATATTCATCCAGCATTTTCTTTTTCAATTCATCATCTGCGATTTTCTGCTCTTCCTCTGTTGCTTTTTGTTCTCTATACTCCCGACCTTCGTTGCAATAATATTCCATCACCACAACAAGTTCATCTTTCGTAGGAACAAACTTCTCAACATAGCCTTCACGAACAGAGTCAAAGTCCCTATCATAAAAAGTAGCCAACACTTTCCCATCGTTAGCGGACTTCACATAAAATATCAGACTTCCAAGTTCACACTGCAAATACGAAGTAGGATGACCCGGACCAGCCGATATTGTAACCTTATCCGCTATAGCACTTATGAACCTTACATGAAATTCAAATGTTATGCGACGGTCAAGAGAAAGTACAGTCCTGCCAGCTGGCAACGTTATGCCGTTATAGGTGTCTAAAATCGTAAAAGAATATTCATCACTTGCGATTGCAATTCTATTAGGTACTACTGTACCATTCTGTAATGAGAACCACTCGTACTCGGTCTCTTTATCTACTTCAGGATATTTGTACCGGTTCATCGGTGCGCGGTTGGATAGCATAGGGTAATCGTCCAATGTGATATTCTCGGTATTAAAGAACTCGCCAGCCTGCTGCACAACGCGGTGATTATAGCCAAGGAATGTGGAGATCATCTCTCGGTTGTTACTTACATTGCTTAGCACTGGTCTTTGCATAAACGCACCTCCTAAAAGCGCAGCGGAACATTCTTGGCCGCGTGCGTGCGATTGTACTGGTTACGGAATGAGGCCAGCATTGTATTGAATACAGAATTTACAGCGCTGTATCGGTTGAAGTCACCGGTGTACAGCAGCATTTGGGACTGCAAGTAGTGTATGTAAAGTTCGTCATAGGGAGACGGCACAAGCAGTTCCTGGGTATTCGGCGTTTTCTCCGTGTACCCGGCAAAGGCAGGTGCGCCCTCTCTGGCGTCCATAATTTCCAATTTGATTTGTTTATCTAGTCTGTTCAGCCAGGCGATTTTTTCGTTCATCGAAAAGGTCGTGTTGGGGCACAGCTTGTCCGCCTGGTTGACTGCTTCCGCAATCGTCATATTGTTGTTCCCTCCTCATAGTAAAAAGGGCAGACGGAATATTCCGTCCGCCCTTTGTCGGTTACATACCAGCTGCCTGTGCAGCCAGCTTTTGAATCAGCTTTGCGTTCTCTGCATCCATCTGAAGTCTGCGGTTGACTACCTCTGCAATCGGCTCCGGCACTTCTACCGGGATACCACGCTCGATCTGATATGAGCCAACGCCCGCCACAGAAGCAAACATGTGGCTCTCGTTGTTCATCGGGTCCAGCGGAATAAGCACAGGCACCATTTTCCACTTAGGTACAGTTTCTTTCTTCTCAGCCAATTCTTTCTTCTCAGCAGTTTCTTTCTTCTCAGCCATTCTTAATAGTCCTCCAATCAGTTTTCCGTGGTGCTGGTGTCTGCACTGCGGTAGCTACAGCTCTCAAAACGAATGATGGCATATTCGTTCAGAATCTTTGCACCGTGCGTAGCCTTCCAGCCGGTGGAGCTACGCTGGTTCAGCGGATCATCACCGTAGCCCAGCGGCTTAACGATGTAGTCCAGGCCCAGGCCGTCCAGCTCGGTAACGCCGTAAGCATTGGCGCCCAGGAACAGCGTGCCATACACAGCCAGCTTGGAGCCGGAAGTCTGCTTGTAAATCTTAGCGTTGGAAGAGTCGACAAAACGGCACTTGCCAATCTTACCGATCTCGCCCTCGAACAGAGCGGTGGTGTCCGCATACTTGTGCATTTCCTCCCACTCGCTGGACAGCATAATATCCGTCTCCACATCAGGGTGGATAATGCAGACATAGTAGCCATCAATAGGGGTAATATCCCGACGCTTCAGCTCGTTGACCATCTTCTTTACATCAGCCACGGTCAGTTTATCAGCCGCAGTCAGTGTATCACGAGAAGTCTTGCCGCCGGCATAAGCCACGCTGGTGGTTGCCTGCATAGCATTTCGTGTCACCAGGTCAATGGTGTTGCCCGCCTGGTTGCCCTGCTCTTTGCAGTCCTCCACGATCACATTATCGAACGCGGCGGTCTGCAGCATATCGGTGTGCTTAATGTAGTCACCATACTGGCTAACAGTGGCCTTAATGGCGGTCACAGTCCGTTTGGTGCCATTAGGCGTTACGCCTTCTACCAGCGGGGTAAGAGCAGGCGGCAGGCTGGAAAACTTACGCCACTCTGCTACCTTGCCAGAGCCGCGCGGAATGGGCTTTTTCTGCCCGAACTGACCATGCACCAACTTGGGCTTGGCATTCTCCAGCAGCTCCTTAATGTAATATTCCTTGATTTCAGCCGCAAGGCCGGTGTCAGTCGTTGCAGCCATGTTGGCGGTGCCATCGAACAGCTGCAGGTTCATTTTCTTATTCATGTTTCCTCCGTTTCTGACAGAGGATCGGTTTTTACTTGCCGCTAAGGAATCGTTTGATGTCCTCCGGCGTTTTCAATTCCCCTGTCGCAATTTTCTTGTTGATGAGTTGGTGCTGCTCTCTTGTCAAGGCAGCAATGTTGACAGAAGTCTTGACCGCAGGAGCGGTAGAAGATGCGTTCTCTTTTGGCACATGACCGCGTGAACGTATCGTGTCCGCAGCGGCTTTCGCCGTGCTTTGGGCTGCAAACTGCATTGCGCCACCGGTGAGCTCGGTAAGGTGGCGTGCTTCAAAGGCAGTCTTGAGCGTAATGCCAGGGCATTTTAACAGAGAGACAAACTCAGGATCTGCCAGTTCTGCATCCAAGTCAAATGCGTCCCCATACAAGGACTTGACCGCCTCGCTCTCGTCCAGCCACTGCTGGTACTGCTGTGCTGCTGCGTCCTGCCGTTCGCGTTCCTGCATTTCCTGGCGGAATGCAGCGTTTTCACGCTCCAGCTTGTGCATCTGCTTCAGTGACTCGATCGGCACACCCTTCTCAACTGACTCCTGCTCGTAAAAGCTGTTGTCGTCTTCCAGGGCCTGCATGAGTGCCTCCGGGTCCGTAGCATCTGCGCCGTACTTTTCGCCCAGCATATCAAGCAGGGGCAACACCCTGTCATACTGTGCCTGTGCGGCTTCATCAGCACGGAACCGCTTTTGCATTGCAGCGTTGATGTGCTTTTGATACGCATTTTTGTACTTGTCCTTAATCAGAGCCTTAAACTCTTTGTCAAGGTCTTCCGCTGTGCTCTCATGAGCACCATCCTGCGTGGCGGGCGCAGTATTGTCTGCCGTATTATTCTGCGTGGCGGGCGCACTGCCGGTGCCGTCTGCTGCACCGCCCTCACCATCGAAAAGCTGCAGCAACATGGGCATCAATTTGTCTGTTCTCATAGGAACTCCTTTCTGTCCGTATCAGGTGGACGAACCCTTTACTCGCATAATAACAAAAGAGAGGGCGATCATGTCACCCCCCCTTTCAGCTTATTTGGATATGCCCCGGATAGCTCTCGGCCAGTATTTCCATCCCGCACCGAAAAAAGGTAAACGCTGCCAGCACCGTACTCTCATTTGCCATCGGTGCGCAACGAATACACACATTTCCCGGAGAAATCTTGATCTGTGGTTCACACAGCAGAGCGCCAGCTACATACGCCCTACGCACGACTTCCGCCAGCGTGCAGGTAAGGGCAGAAATAGCAGCGCATACCAGGTCATGATCCTGTTCGTTGCGTGGCGCATCGGCGTGGCCTTTCAGTTCTACGGAGCAGGCGCCAATATGTACCGTAGTCATTATTCCGGACTTGTGCTTGTGGCTACTCTCTTGCGTGCCTGCGTTGCAAGAGAATTGTCCTGGTATTTGTCCGTATTTCCAAGACTGTCGCTGGCGGTCGGCGTTACATCTACCGACTGAGTGTCTGTCACCGCCGCACCGCTCATTGCACCCGGTGTCATATCCTGACCGCTCATCAGATCTTGACCAGTCAACTGCTTGATGATCTCATTACTGGTGTTCAGTGCCTGTGTCATTTGCTGAATCGTGTTCCACATCGTACCGTTTTCCTGGACCCGCTGCACTATGCGGTCTTTGTGGTTAATATCCATCATATCCAGAAGTGCCAGTGCCTGATCTGCGTTCTGCGGGTTCAACACGCCCAGGTTGTACATCTGCACTGCCAGCTCATTTTGAGCCAGTTTACTGTAAGGGCTGGCCTTGCTGGCCGATACATCTACATCAAAGTTGGGCATCTGGTAATACTCATCGTCCGGAAACAGCGTTTCAATACGCCGCTCCTGCATATTCTGATTGGAGAATGTTTCAAACGATACAGAGCCATCCGTGCCAGTAATACGGAACACACGAGGCATATCGTAAAACTGCCGAATACGCTCGATCACCATCAAGATGATCTCCTTGTATGCCCGGTATGTGCCCTTGATTTGCCAGCGTGAAGTCTTACTCCCGGCTTCCTGCATAGCGCTGATTGCACTGGCTGCCGTTACCCCGCTGCTTGTACCGCCGCTGGACACATCACGGTTGCCGCTGGTCTCCTTCATCTCGTCAATCTTGTGCATGAGCACATTGTAGGCGTTGCCGTCTATGCCATTGATCACAATTGGCGCATAGGTGTCCTGGCCCACATTGTTACCCACCTTAATGAAATGCTTGGAAGTATCCGCGAAGTCGTCTTCGTTGATCTCGCCATCGTCACGCACCAAATAGCGCGGCACAGAGCTCCAAATCGCGTTTTCCAACATCGCCTGGGACAGTTTGTCAATATATTCCTGCGGCTCCTTACAGAGGTCCACATAGCCATATCCGGCAGGACTTCCGGCCACACGGAACAGCGGATCAAACACAAAGGGATATTTGCCGTCAATATACAGCCCGGTATCCTTCCGTTCTGGGTCATTCTCAGTTGCATACAGCACTACACCGTTGCAGAACTTCACATAGTGCACCACATTCTTGCCGTCCACATTCACCTTGTAGTACCAGTCTACCACCTGACTGCGATTGCTTTTGTCCACCGTATCATCAAACTGGTACTCTGTTTGTATCACACTGTGCATAGAGGATAATCGGTCCTTCAGCTGCGGATACTGAGACACCAGTACATCGTTATTGGCAGAAGTGATATGAAACAGATTGGCCGAGTCTTGGATATTCTCAATTCCAGGCTCCCAAGCAAAATTCAGGATATCGCACTTTTTAACGCTCACATCGCCAAGGCCATTCAGCTTGTCCTGATCCCACACCACAGCGTATATGCCTGTACCGTTCAGGACCTTGGAGTGCACTGCCTGGTCAAACTCCTGTTCAAAGCCGTTCTCATCCAGCACCACCGGCACCACGGCAGATAACTGCTTAGCTGTCTCCTTGTCGCCCTCTTCCTGCGGCAGAATATTGGGCTCAGGGAAATTGTCCATATAGTCAGCGACCTTGTTATCCACGCAGGAATGCAGCCATGCAGACGCCGGCTTAATGCGCTTGTCGCCCTCTTTGCCGTGATCTGACTTGAAGTTGCCCCAATGTCGCAGCTTCCACCAGTTTTGGTTGGCCACCACTCGGGCATCTACGGACGCCTTACCAGCCATGTACTTATTCAGCAGCTCCATAGCCCGCTGCACATCTTCTTCTGTAATGGTGTGCAGTTCTTCCTCTTCCGGCTCTTCGGCTGACATTTCGTCCACCAGCTGCTGCGCCTGTTTAATCGGGTCATCAGCAGCGGGCGCTACGGCATCTTCCGGCTTCTTTTGCGGTTCCGTCTGCCCCTGGGCGTGCTGCATAAATTCTTCCTTGCTCGGCTTTTTCTTTTGTTTAGCCATAATCAATATCCTTTCTTCATTTGGTCAAGAGGGTCGTCTGCCAGCGCTCTGGCCGGTATCTTCCGCCTGGGCGGTATCTTCTGCAACATGGAGAAATAACGAAACTCATCCATTGCGTGATCCTCAAGTTCCGTATTCAAGTCCTCCACCTTGTGTTCGTCATACATCATCAAAGGAATGGTCCGGATGAAGTCCTTACAATTCTTGAACACATACATCATCGGGTACCCACGCTCATCAAACATCAGCCTGTAATGGCACTGCATCCACCCGGCTATGCGGGTGTTATCGCCACGCTCAAAGTACACGCCGTGTCTGTTTGCCGTCTCCGCAATGGAATATCCATCATCCTTGGCGAAGATAGCAGGGTCTGCTACGCCGGTAATATGTCGGCCCGCCAGCAGCGGGTCATGCGTTTCTATCTCTCTGATCTTCTGGAACACGATATCCGCCGGTAGTTTCAGTCCTTCGTTTGGAGAAGTGCAGCCGTACCATTCCTTAATGCGGTACACAACACCATCATATCCCTGAGCCCACCAGCCGCAAGAAAATGGCTTGCTGTACCCCCAGTCGAACGAGCGATACACCTTCCAGTCGGCAGGAATATCAAACGGATCTATCACATGGGTCCACCTACGGTCTGTATAGTGGTCCGGGTTATTCCGCCATTCCTCGAAGAACTGACCCGAAAACACATTCCAGTCACCATACCGCCATGCCTGGCGTACCTTGGCAGGCAGCGCGTCCAGCTGCTGGAGGTACTTTGGGCTGTTATCAAGCAGTATTTGATTATCTGTCACCAGCGACTGTATGAACGAATAATCCTCCGGGTTCTCATTCTCATCGTACACCCGATCAATGAATAGTCGCTTGACCCACTGGTGACCAACACCGCCAGGGTTGCAGGTAAGGTACATTCTTTTGGGATGGCTATTTGTGCCACGCACACAAGCCCACAAAGTCTTGAACATATCCTCCGTGAACTGCGTGGCCTCATCCAGGTACATGATATCGCACTCCGTACCTTGGAAGCGGCCCAGGTCCTTCTCTCGCTCCAAATAGCGGAACAATATGCGACTGCCATTAGGGAATGTGATCGTCTTCTTACTGTCGTTGTACACGGCCAAACGCCGGTGCCTATCCGGATGATAGCATTGCAATGCCCTGGTCAGTGGCACGATATGATTTTCCGTCAGCTCAGGATAGGTCTTGCGCACGATAATTTGCGTAATACCCGGGCAGGCGTAACTCAACACCTTAGCCTTGCAGTCCACTACCCAGCTTTTGCCACCGCCTCTGGCACCACCAAAGGCAACAACATTGTGGGTATCTGTCAGGAACTCCACCTGCTTAGGCTGTGGCGTTCCCAGGTCCAATACTTCACTCGGCATACTTCTTCACCTCGTCTGACAACACCACCTGCACCTCCGGTACGCCTGCAGCTACGCTGTCGCTTTGGCTCTTCAGGTGCTCTATGCGCGCCTGCTGCTCCTGTCTGTCCAGATCGTCACGCACATTCAGAAGATCCTTTACATCCTTCAAGCTGGAAGCAATCTGTTTGGCGCCGGCACGGTCCACAGCCACACCTGACACACGCACCACCTTGTACTCGCCGTCTTGCCGCTCCACGGAGCACATTTCATCCAGCTCCTCTATGGCTTTGTCTAACTTATCCATCAGATTGTCTGCAAGGCAGTGCAGCCGCTCAACGCGCTTTACTTCCAGCTCCACAGACATATCCATATATTTTTGTTCCACTTTGGCCCGATAGTCGTTCCTCTGCTCCGTCCACTTTTCGTTAGCTGCCCTCTTACGCAGCGTGGACTGTGAACAGTGATATTCGTCTGCCAGGGTCCGCAGGCTCTTACTGCCGGAGACATATTCACGCCTCACCCTATTCCAGTCCACTTGATCACCTCACTATGATTTAGCATAACAAAAAGAGGGTGACTTTCGTCACCCCCCCGATGATACCATTGCTATGCGTCATCGTGCAGCTGTGCCAGCGGACAGCCTTTCCAGCAGTAAGAGGTGCAGAATGACCGCATGTGTTCATCTTTTTTGACCTTAGACCGGAATACCACACGCAGCCCGGAACTATCATACACTGCCGGTGCACAGTTGATCTGTACCGTCTCCTGGCTGTCATAGTAAGGACAGATAACCTTGGCATCTCCGTAGCTCTTCTGCTTTGACTTTGACATTGGGTGCCTCCTTAGCGACCTGTACTCCCGAAACCGCCGTTTCCGCGTTCGGTGTCTGCCAGTTTTTCCACCAGCACCAGATCCGGAGTGTCAATCTTGACCACCACCAGCTGGCTGATCTTGTCCCCACGGCGCACGGTGTAATCCATACCGCTGTGGTTGTACAGCTTCACCGCAATACTTCCGGTGTAACCCACATCAATTACGCCCTCGCTGGTAATGCCGTATTTCACATTCAATCCGCTTTTTGATTTAAGAAAGCCTGCTGTGTGTACCGGCAGTTCAATATGTACGCCGGTGTCAATTGTCACCGCTCCATGTGCAGGAATTACCGTGTCCATTGGTGACAACAGGTCAAGCCCTGCGTCCGTTGCGTGTCCTCTTTTTGGCATTAAAGCCGTGCTGTTTAACATAATGTTCATATTTCTTTACTCCTTTTCTTTCATATCTTTGTCTGTTACCTCGTCCATTTTTGCACCACAGTAAGGACAGTAATTCAAATGGCAATCTTCAATAGGTGACATTCCGTTCGCAGTGCCGACTCCACCACAGTTTGAACAAGAGTAATAACCGCAATACTTGTTCTCTATCCAATGAGCGTGCTTTACCGTTTCGACTGTCGGTTGTTTAATAATCAAATCATAATAATAACTATTACAGTCGTTCCAACCTTGATGTCTTGCGCTCTGGATTTCATCTTCCATTCGTGGATTAAGATATTCTGGTCTATTATTTAACAATTCTTTTCTATTGATTAAATCAACCATTGCATTCGCTCCAATCTATTCTCTGTCCACAATGTTCACAGAATTTAGGCTGTAAACAAGTATATTGCAATTCCATATCATCTCCCAAATAGCACTTGCAAATAGAACAATACCAATTGTTTTGTTTGTGTTCTTTGGTTTTATATGGCTTTTTAGGGATCTGCTTTTCAAGTACCCTATGGATTACTTCTCTACACTCAACAAGGCCTTCTCTTGATATTGATTCTCCTTTATAAACGAAAGAAAAATCATCTATAAGTGCATTTGCTTCTTGATATGTCATTCTTCTACCTCGCTTACAAGTCATTTTTTCTTCTCCTTTACGCATTCAAATACCCACGCAGGTAATAAAATGCTATAATCTTTTAATGCTTGCAATCTCATGTCTTTAACAGATGAAAAAACATTTTTTTCGATCAACAATCTAACTGCTTCTTTGACTGATTTTTTTTCATCATTCCGTTTACATAAAAATTATCAGGACCGCAGTTAACGTATTCCTCAAGAAAGTTTTGTATTTTTCTGTTATATGGCGTGTCTGTCATTCTTTCTCTCTCCCATTCTCGCAGCTGTACTGCCCCCTGTGTATCGTCTTTCCGTCAGGTGCCAGGTGTTTGCGGCAGCCGTATTCATTGCTGCCCAGGTTGCGACCATACTGGCAACGATCACAGCGCACATAGAATGCACATTGTTCAGCCATCTGTCTGTGTCCTCCAGTTCCGCAGCTCGACCTCCACATAGCCATCCAAGTCATAGGTCTTGAGCACTTGCAACTCCACCACCTGCTTGTCATCCGGGTAAGCCAGGCCGTTCAATGCGTCCAGCACGATCTTGGCGATGTTGTCTGTGTCCGGCTTTTTTGTGGGCAGCACCCTGCCAGCCATCATCTCCACCTTACGCTTTTTGCTGGCACTCTTGGGAATGCCAAACGCTGCAATGATCGTTGCACTGACCGGCTCGTCCACAGCGAAGGCCATCAGATCTCCATATACCTGCCGGTAGCAGAACCGCACCTCGTCTTCGTAGTCCTTGGTCTTCCTGGGCGTATATGTAGCAATATGGTCACCTCGGCGCACAGCCCGGTGCCGACCCTTGCCCTGGGGCTCTCCCGGTATCGTCAATCGCACCATCATCTTGCTGTCACCAGCCTTGCATAAATCTGCTGGGCCATTGCTGCCGTGGCCAGCTCTTCATCGCCGTGAGCGTTCAGCCGCTTGGCATACCGCAGCAGCGGCTCCGGATTGTTCTCATCCACCAGCATGTACCCAAAGTCACCGGTGACGATGGGCACGCCCTGTTCCTGCATAGCCTTGCGCTCTGATCTCAGGTCCCGCTCGCTAATGCGCGTCCGCCGCGCCAGCTCTTTGCCCCTCACCGGCATGCCGGGCGGGATCAGTGCGTCATAGATCAACGCCTGCCGTGGTGTCAGTTTGTTCAGTTCCATAGGCTCCTCCTAAAACTTGATGTCTGTGTTGTTCATGGTGTCCCGCTTGATCTGCTCCAGGTCGTAAGACGGCGGGCTTTGCAGTGCCCCACTGTTCTTCCTGTCCTCTGCGCCCCACTTCTGCAAAACAGAGAAGTGGTCGTAATAGGTCTTGTGGGTGTTGTGAATGTGGAAGGACAAGTTCTTGATCAGTCGCTGCCAGTCAAGTGGGAATTGTTTTTTCAGCTTGGCAAGCTCCTCATCGGTTAATCGCACATTTCGATATTCGCCATATAATTTTGCGGGCGTGCACGCGCTCGCGCGCTCTCTCCCTTCTCTCATTCTTTCATTCTTGCATTCTTGTTTATAGAAAGCGCTTGTTATTTGATTGTTATCTGTTTGTTGTTTGTTTGTTATTTGATTGTTATCTGTTTGTTGCCTATCGTTTTCCAACCCTTGATATTTGGCGTAGTTACGCAGGATAATAACGGTATTTTTGTTTGTTACATTCTTGGAAATCTCGCCAGTTTTTTGAAGGTGTTTCAGCGCCGTTCTCACTTGCATATCTGACAGCCCGCTACCGCTTGCCAAAGCGCTGATGGAGGTTACCACGGAGCCGCTGCTCAGCGTTTGGCCTCGCCATTGCTGCGGCTCCCTGTTGACGATAAGCAATAAATGCAAGAACAGCTTGAATGTGGGTACATCGGTGTACCACTCCCAATCCAACAGTTGCCGGTAGGCTTTCACCCAACCCTGATTGCTCATATCTACTCCTTAAAACGGCAGGTCGTCGTCATCATCAATGGGCTCAAACTCTGCGTCATCTGCCGGTGCGCTGCCTGTGGTCGCCTGTGCGCCACTCTCTGCCTTTGAGCCGCAGAAGGACACCTGACTGGCCACCAGCTGCACGCTCTTGCGTTTCTCGCCGTTCTGGTCCGTATAGTTGTCTGTCTGCAAAGAGCCCTCCACGGCGATCATAGAGCCTTTATGGAAGTATTTGCACACAAATTCTGCCGTCTGCCGCCAGGCGGTGCAGTCAATAAAGTCCGTCTTGCGTTCCTCGCCTGCCTTCTGATAGCTGCGGTCCACAGCCACCTGGAACCGCACAACGGAGACGCCGCTGGGCGTGGCTCTCAGCTCCGGTTCGTAGGTCAGTCGACCCATAATTACAACGCTGTTAATCATAGATAATTCCTCCCAAAAATAGATATAAAGTCCTTGTCCGGGTAGGCAGTCTCAAATGCCTGCTGCCCTACCCGGTGTAAATAGTCCATCGTCTGCTTGCAATGGTGTGCACCTCTCGGCGGCTCGTTGTGGCAATTATGGCACAGGAGCACCGTCAAGCCGTATTTCTCGCTTTTCCGTCTGTTATATGCCCCAAATACATGGTGTCGCTCCAGGGCCCGCACAGAGCCGCACAGGTAGCACTGCCGCTGCTCTTCCGGCTGAATAATGCTCTTCTTCACTGTTTCCGTTCCTCCCAAGCAGACATCAGCTGCGCCAGCTCCGCTGGCGGCATAGTCTCAATGTCCAGTGCTTTGCAGTCCTGCACCACAGCGTCTATGAGCCGAGCCATGCGCTTTGTGCCGTAGCAGCTGGTGCCGTAATAGAACCGCACCAGCGAGGTGCGCGGGTAGATACCATCATCCACCTTCTCCGCTGTCCAGCCCAGGCCGTTCATCCCCCATGATTTCGTCATGGCATTCACGGCGCTGTCCGGCAGTTGGTAGTCCACAGACTTGCCATACTGCCGCACATAGCCCCGGTAGATCTCGTCCTTGGTGATCTGCGGGTCGTTCTTGGCCAACTCCGCTTGAAGCTTGCCGATCAATGCCCACATGTAGGCGTTAGCATCCAGACTCCGGCGCTTCGGCTTTGGCTTGATCTCCAGCACATAGTCCTTTTGCTCCGCCAGGGAGCCGATGAACGCCCCCACCTTGGCCATAGTGGGCACCAAGTCTTCCTTTTTGAATTCGATTTTCATCTTATAGGCCCAGCTTCATGAAGATCTGATCAGCCTGGTGCCGGGTCAGGTCCTCAATGCGGCTGACCTTGTAATAGACCAAGGCCTTTTTGACCCGCTCATTCTCTGCATTTTTTTTCAGAATAGCCACCTGATCCGGGCTGATCTTCTCCGCCGCCTGCTGCCGTGCCTGTTCTTTCTTCGTGTCCTGGGGCTGCACCTGCTGGTACTTTGTCCGATCAGCTGCCCAGTACACATCTGCACCGAATCCTAACATCTTGCAGCACACAGACAGAGCGTCCGTATAAGCCATCTTGTAGCACTCATCGGAGGTGTACAGGCCTTTACTCTCCTTAGCCACCAACGAGGAACCGCCAATACCCGGAATAGGGGCGCTCCATTCATCGTTGTACTTCACATAGAGCAGCAGTTGCACATACACAGTCACCACGCCATCCGCACCCAGATCTTGCCATGTGCGGCTGACTTCCACCTTCCAACCGATACCACAAGGGCCAAACTGCTCCGTCAGTGCCTTGATACGCCACATTGGGTTAATATCAGTCATGCCCTTTAAGCGGCCTGCGCTAATGTTCTTCTTGGCGCTGTCCGGAACCTTGCGCACCGCCTCATATATTTTCATGTTCTCCATTCCATTCACCTCACTTGATCACGCAGCCGGGGGTCTCAATCAGCGCCGCACCGGCTACCGTCTCCCCTGCCAACAGGGCCTTTCGGATTGACACCTTGTCCACCTTTGGCGGCTGGGGCTGCATGTATTCCGCCGGCACGGCTGCCAGGTTGAACACATCCACCGACTTACTCGTGGTAGTGGTCAGCACGAACCGACCGGCCTGTACCTTCTTCTGTTGCGTGGCTGCCATGTACTCCGCCAGGGTCTTCTTCATCCGCTTAATGGCGTTGTCCGCCCGCTTCTGCTTTTCGGCGAAGAAGTCTTTTTCGCGCTTGTAGTCCTCCACATCCGCCGTCAGCTGCCGGATCACCATACCGTAGTCCTCCAGCTTTTCCGGCACCATCATGCTGTCCAGTGTGTCCTGGACCGTCTGTTCATCAATCTCTCCGGCTTCCAGCAGCTCCATCAGCTGGGCTGCCTGGCCGGTCAATTCATACAGTGTCGCCATATCGTTCTCCTTTGTCTATATTCAGTACAGTGCGGGCCTCTGCCCGCGCCTCCGGGTCGCAGTCTTGGGGGCAAAAGCCGTAGTCCTGCACAAACTTGTCCATCTCTGCGTTGGTCATCAGATCACCCCCAGGTCGTAGCAGCTGCGAAGCCAGTTTTCGCTGCGCCGTACAATGGTCGCTTCCTTGTTGTTCTCGTCCAGCAGCTGCTCCAACTTCTCGCAAGCACATTCCCAGCAGTAGCTGCCGCTGGGCTCATCGTTGCCCGCACCGATGGAGAACCCATAACCCTCAATGGCAATGTCGCAGCTGTCACAGGCGATCACGCCCGCCTCTTTGTCATACATCGTCTTCGTCCTCCATATACACCACCGGCTTCACAACAGCGTAAATCCGCCGCAGCTTGTTCAGCGCTTCACAGGCACACACGCTGACCACATACACCACCCGGTGCAGAACGACACCGTCTACTGTCACCTCGTCCCCTTCATGCACATCTGTACAGCCCGGGGCAAGGAACGCTTTGCCCTCTTTCGTAATCACCAGGTCAATCAGTGTTCCTTCCTTAAACATCTTTCTCATCCTTTCCAAGTTGAATTGCGTGCAAATACGCCACATCAAAATCTGTCAGCGGCGCCAGCAGCACCACTCTATCCTTATCATCTTCAACCACCAGCTGCTTGTCCTGTCGGAGTTCGTCCTCGTCCTTGGGCAGTACGAACACTGCCAGGGCGATCAGACCACATCCGGCACCGCTTACAGCCACGGACACCCACCAATAGAGGTTGTCCGCCACCAGGCAGCAGCCAAGCAGCACCAGCAAAAAGCCGGTGACTACCAGGACAGCGCCTGCTTTTTCTCGTCTTGTCATATCTTCGCCAACTCCTTTACCTCATCCGGGTGCTGGGTGTAATAGTCGCTCATGCTCTCTGTGAGCCGGTGCGCCATCGCCGCCAGCATGCGGCTGTGTTCTTCTTCCGTCAAGTCCTCCAAGGGCTTAACCTTGCCATCCACCATAACCATGATCACGGTGGTCAGTTCTTTCTTCATTTCGTTCACCTCAATTAAAGTTACGCAAGGCCGGATTGTCCGTATGCCTTGACTTTTTCTCTCTCAACGCCTATACTATAGGTGTTGATATACATTCCTTGATATTTGCGTTATCAACTCCTTTGACCGACTGTTGCAGCAGTTGGTCTTTTTTTATTTGCCAGCCCTTAAATCAGCAGCAGACCGCCCGCTGCGATAAATGTGATGTTGGGTGGGGCGGGCGTGCGGGAAATCCAAAAAGAAAAGAAAAAAGAAAGAAAGAGAAATGAAAAAATATTTCCCCGCTGCCTGCTGCTTATCTAAAGGCTGGCCGTATAATTAGTTGTTGCGCTCGGCGATGATCTCGTTGATTGCGCCGAGGATGCGCTCTTCTCCGCTTTTTGATTTTCGCTTTCCGCCGAGCACATTACAAAGATATTGCGGAGACCAGTTGAGTTTCCTGGCAAGGTCACGCTGCGTGATCTTGTTCATGTGCATTTTTCCTATTGCTGTTTCAATCCAACTGTCCAAAAAATATACCTCCTCCCAGATTTTTTTAAAAAGTGGTTGAATTTATTAAACCTGTGTGCTATACTCATCTTGTCCAAAGAATTAAACACAAAGTTGCTAACGCTGTTGAAATAGTTTAACGAATTCAACCACACTTGCATTATAAGCCAATTCGTTCAACTTTGCAACACAAAAAGTCTAATTTGTTAAACTTTGTGTAATTTGCACAAAACAAGGAGGCATTTTTTGTGTTTTATGACCGCTTTCAACATATATGCAATGAGGCCGGTATCTCGCCTTCACGAGCCGCTATAGAATGTGGCTTTAATAAAGGCAGTGTCTCCTTTTGGAAGAAAAAATATGAGAATGGAGAAGATGTAGAACCCAAACTGGAGATACTTAAGAGCATTAGTGAGTATTTCGGTGTGTCTATTGACTACTTAACTGGAAAAACGGACATAAAAAATCCCCCGGACCAACAAAGTCCGGAGGAGATCGCCAAGGTGGCACTATTTGGTGGTGACGGAGAGGTTACCGACGAGATGTGGAACGAAGTTAAAGGTTTTGTAGAATTTATCAAAGATAAGA